ATGAGAAAAAAGAGAAAAGCATCTGTTATAAACTATACAGGAAAGTTTTCCCTTGATGATGCTGGGTTTAATACTAATCAAAAAACAAAAAGCATTATATTAACAAAGCTAGAAGAATTGATTAGAAATAGATCAATAAAAACCTATTCTCAAAGGTTTTACGAAGAAGCTAAACGATTTGTCTGGAAAGGCAACAAGGCACAGGCTTTAAGTGGTTATAATGACGACCTGGTTATTTCTATGGCAATTGGTGCATATATAATGGATACAGAATACGCAAACATTGGAACATCAAAAGACATAAATGCTGCAATGCTCGCTGCAATGAGTGTTAATTCAAGACAATATAGTCAGGACAGATATTCTAAATCTCCAGGTGAGATGAATAGTAGAAATAATGCAATTAAAAAGAACCCTGCCTTAAAGTCTGGTGACCTCAAAAAAGAAAAAATAAATACGTCTGAGTATTGGTGGCTATTTTAAGGAGAATAAATGTCAGAAAGAAATAATAATCTATTTAGAAGACTTACACAACTATTTAGTGGCGGTCCTGTTGTAAAAAGAAAAGTTAAGAAGATATCACCAAAAACTAGTGCGTCTTCCTTTGATCTTTTTAGAAAAACGCAAAGCACTGTTTATAGTGCCGCAATGTCTGCTTACGGTACGTACGATAGATTGGCAAGATATTCAGACTTTAGTGAAATGGAATACACACCTGAGCTTTCAAGTGCTTTGGATATATACTCTGAAGAGTGTGCTTCTCCTGATGAAACAGGTTCTATTTTACACATTTTTTCTGACAATCCCAAGATTAAAGAAGCACTTGATGAGCTTTTTATTGATACATTAAATATTGACTTTAATCTTACTTCGTGGGTAAGAAACCTTTGTAAATACGGCGATTTCTTTTTATTTAACGATGTAGATCCTGATCAAGGAGTTATTAACGCTTTTCCAATTCCAGTTTCAGAAATGGAAAGAGAAGAAGGTTATGATCCAGACAATCCTCTTGCTTATCGATTTAGATGGGCAACACAAGGAAATCAGGTTCTGGAAAGCTGGCAAGTAAGTCACTTTAGACTTTTAGGAAACGATGCTTTTTTACCTTACGGTTCTTCTGTTCTAGAATCTGCAAGAAGAATTTGGAGACAGTTAATTCTAGTAGAGGACGCAATGCTGGTATACAGGGTTGTTAGGTCACCTGATAGACGTGTTTTTTATATTGATGTAGGAAACGTCCCGGCAGAAGATATTCCTAATTTTATGGAGCAGGCGCAATCAACACTCAAGAAATCTCAGGTTGTTGATAAAACATCTGGAAGGGTTGACTTAAGATATAACCCACTTTCTGTTGATGAAGACTATTTCATACCTGTTAGGGGTGGAGAATCAGGAACAAAAATTGATACGTTGTCAGGTGGTACAAATGCTACAGCCATAGAAGACGTAGAATACATCCAGAAAAAACTTTTTTCTGCAATTAAAATACCTAAGGCCTATCTTGGATATGATGAAGGATTAGGCTCTAAGGCAACCCTATCGCAAGAAGACATTAGGTTTTCAAGAACAATTTCAAGAATACAAAGAACTGTACTATCTGAGCTTAATAAAATTGCTATTGTTCACTTGTTCTGCAAGGGTTTTTCAGGCGACGACTTGGCAGATTTTAACTTAAAGCTATCGATACCTTCAACGATTGCACAACAGCAAAAACTAGAGATTTTTAGAACCAGATTTGATATTATCTCGTCAATACCTGAGGGCACAGTTGATAAAACTTGGATTCGTAAAAATGTTCTTAAGATGACAGACGCAGAAATCGAAGATATTAAAAACGGATTAATTGAAGACAGACTTTACGACTTAAAGCTAGAATCAACACAACTACCGCAGGAAGATGTCCCTGAAGGTGAAGAAGCTGCAGATCTCTCAGGTGACTTTGGTGCAGCTGCCTCACCGTCCCCAAGTGGCGGTGGCGGAGGCCTTGATGCACTGTTTGGCGGCGACCTAGGTGGAGGCGGAGATGCACCGCTGCCACCGCCCGCAGAAGGAGATGCACCGCCTCCGGGACCTGAAAATGCTAGCGTATCAAGAAGAGGTAGCTTTTTAAAAGAAAAAGACAAGATAAAATTTAATGTGATGGATGACAATACGCCTATTAGAGCACAAAGCAATATTAATAGAGTGCTAAAAACACTAAATCTTCCTCCATCCAAACCTAAAATATTGAGTGAAATAGATTATAAAAATGCCTCACCCGAAGAAAAGAAAGATCATTTGGAAAAGAAAAAGAAAAAATATAGACAAAAGAAAAGTGGAAAAACCAAAGCTTCGGGTGGAATAGATTTACAGGCGCAAGTCAAAGTAGGAAAAGGTTCAAGAAGTGGTGAAACAAAACCGTTTGGTACAAAATCTGACCTTAGTGAAAGTGAACAAACAGAAGAATTGCAAAATTATCTCGATTCAAGATTTGAGGCTTGGAACAAAGATATAACTAACAAACAATCGTTTACCAATAATATAAATGAGATGTTAAAAAACACAAAAATCGAAATAGATATAGAAGAAGACGATGACAATTAATAGGAGATCGTAACATGAAAACAACTCACAATAAAAAAAGAAATATAGGTTTAGTATACGAGCTACTCCTTAGAAGTATTTCTTCATCTCTCGTTGAAGGAAATCAAGATCAAGCAAACATTTCATTGGAGATAATGAAAAAAAGATTTGCACCTGAAACAGAGATATACTCTGAGTTTAGAATTTTTGACGCAATAATGAATACAAGTATTAAAGATACATCAGTTGCTGCAGGAATCTTAACAGAAGCTAAAAACGCAATTAAAAGCATTGATTATAAAAAGCTATACCAGGAAAAATCAAAGCTTATTTCTGAGATTAATAAAATTATAAAAGACGATAGCTTCTATAAACGAAAAATACCTAACTATCGAGAATTTGCAACGTTAGGTATGGTAATTGAACAATCGAAACAAGGCAATAAATCAAATCTTTCTCAGCAAGTTATTAACGAGCAAAGATTAATTGAATTTATGCTAACAGAAAAATCTCAACATAAAAATATAGAAGAAATGACCGATGATAAAGCAGACAATCTTGTTGTAAAGATTATGACAGATAAAATCAACGAGTCTTATGAATCTTTAAATTTTGAGCAAAAAAATATATTAGGACAGTACGCGATATATGCGTCTAGTAACAACGAACAAGATTTCTATGGTTTCCTACAAGAAGTTAAAAAAGATAGCTTAGGATCGCTTAGGCGCCTCCAGGAGACAACAGACAACAGTATTCTTCTGTCTAAGGTAGAAGACGTAATTAGCAAGGTTCAAAGCTTACCAGAAAAAAATGTAAGTGATACAGATCTTGCAAGATATTTAAAAATATCAGAATTAAAAGAAAAAATAGGAGCATTAAGATGAGCGACAAGGTTTTACTAAGAGAATGGTATCCGTTACAAGTTGATAAAACAACTTTAAACGAGTCAATAAGACAAAACGGCGGTAAAATGTTTTTAAAGGGAATTTTGCAAAAAGCAGAAACCCTCAATCAGAACGGTAGAATTTATCCAAAGACTATTCTTGAAAGAGAAGTAAGAAACTACCAAAAGCTTATTAATGAAAATAGAGCTTTAGGCGAATGTGATCACCCAGACACCGCTGTTGTTGAGCTAAAAAACGCATCGCACGTTGTAAGAGAGGCTCACATGCAAGGTGATGTTGTATACGGAACAATCGAAATATTAAATACGCCTTCAGGTCAAATCATACAAAGCCTTATTAAAGACGGCATCACACTGGGCATTTCAAGTAGAGGCGTAGGATCTGTACAAACGATTGGTGGTAACACAGTTGTTCAAGAAGACTTTCAGTTAATATGCTTTGACATGGTAAGCGAACCTTCTACACCTGGTGCCTTTATGTTATCAGAAGGTAAAAAAGTTAACACAAATGATTTAAATAAAGTATTTAACTCCACAGACAAGATAGATAGAATTTTCAATGATATACTGGAGTGGTAATGAAATTAACAAAAAAAGTTTTAAAATCTGTCGTTAAAGAGTGTCTTCTTGAAATATTCTCTGAAGGTTTTTCTGCATCAAAAGTTTCATCAAAAAGAGACTTTGAAGAAGTTGTTAATGAAGTTGCAGTTCCTAGAACAAAGACTGCAGATTTAATTCAATTTCAAAAAAGAGTAAAAGAAACATCAAACAGTCTAACAGAAGATCCCGTTTTAAGTTCAATATTTGAAGACACTGCGATGACAACACTACAGGAGCAGAAAGCTGCACCAGGCCATGTATCAGCAGTAGATAGAGCTGCTTACCAATCTTCGGTTTCTGATCCTACAGATATTTTTGGAGAATCAGCAGGAAAATGGGCAGCGTTAGCTTTTTCTGATTCTAATAAAAATTAAGAAAAATAATATTTTTCGCAATATTTATTTCTGACAGGAGGACCTAACTATGTCTAAAACTAAAACCTTAACACCGTATATCCTTAGAAAGATGATTATGGAAGAAAAGCAAAAATTAATTGCTGAGTCTGCTGATAAATTTTTGAAGCAAGGCGATAATAAATACGACCCTTTTTCTAAAAAGTCTGCCAAAAGCGGAATGAAAGAAGTAGAAGCTAGCAATTTTGCTTCAACGTCTAAACTTTTAACTAAGGCGAAAATGCTTAAAGAAGAAGAAAGAAAAATTACAAAAAGACTTAAAAAGATTCAAGAAATGAAAAGAGTAATTAGAAGAAAACTTTTAAAGGATCTATAAAATGTCTTCTGTTAAAACATCAACTGTAAAAGCAAAGCTGCCTGGATCTAATCCTATGGGTAATAGAAACCATAGTAGAATACAGGCGGCGTTTCCTAATTCACCTTTACCTATTGGTAAAAACGAATATAACGAAGACTATTTAAAAAATCTGGCAGAATCTGTTCTAAAAGGAAACGGAGGACCAGGAGACGACTTTGCTAACTCAAATGTAAAGAACGGAGTTATAAACGATTCTGGATACATGTTTGGCTCTTTTAACCTAAACTATTCAGATGCTCCTGATCTTGCAAATGTAACTGTTGGTGGGGAAGGCAAACCTGCATCTCCTTTTATTCCAAACTTAGCTTCAGCAGTTGGTGCAATCCCATCAAGCCAGCCTGTCTACGAGGGAGAATTACCTAAAAAAGCAAACCTTTTTGGATCAGGCCAAGGCGGAGCAATTTCACCAAGCCTGACTTCAAAAGCAATAAGCGCACAAAAAATAGGTGACCTTGTTTTAGGTCCAATAGCAGGGCAATCTAAATCTTCTTAATATGTCAAACTTTATTTCATCAAATACCTACGATCCAACACATGTGGATACATCAGCTAAGTGGCGGCCGCAAGCTGCCACTTATCCGTATTCAGATCCTGATGAAGAGTTTGATTTCGATGAAGAAGAAGTTGAATTGGTTCCTAACAAAACTTTGAATAAAAAATACAAAGAATTAGGAAGAGGAAGTGGTGACCACATGGCGGGTGACTCAAGATCTTTTGGTACATATCAAGGCATGAGATACAACGAGTCGATTAGCCATAGATCTGGAATATCACCTGTTGCAGGTCTTTATAAAAACATGGATGGTGCTCCAATAGGCACAGGAAATGCAAACCAGGCATATAGAACAACTGGCCCGAGAAGAAGAACAGGAAGCGAAAGAGCATTTACAATGGGTAATGTTAAAGCTTCCAAAAGAAAAGGTGAAAATAAGTTTAGGCTTTTGGATTTTTTTAATGATGACTTTGAAAATGAAGATCTTAAACTAATAGAAAACTTTTTTTTAAAGAATCAGTGTATTTTTAGTTTTTAAAGTATAATTAAATTAGAGAGCGGAGAAAAAGAAATGTCAACTAACATTTATGAACAGGCAATTGCAGACGCAAAAAAACTAAGAGAAGTTGCTGAGCAAAATGCAAAAAACGCTATTATCGAAGCAATTACTCCTAGAGTAAGAGAACTTATTGATAATGAGCTCGCAGGAAACACCTCTGAACCAATCCTAGAGTCGTACGCTGATATTGACGATGATGACATTGTTTTAGAAGAATCTGCAATTATGGAACTTGCAAGAGAAGTAGCATCTACTTCACAAAAGGATAACAGAGCATCGATTTTTGATCTTTTAAATGAAATCAAAGAAGAACAACTTAAAGATGGTGAAGAATGTCCTGAGTGTGGTACTATTAAAAAGGGCACAGGACCCGGATGCGAAGGTTGCGAAAGTGCAGAAAAAGAAAAAAAGAAAAAAGAAAGCAAAAAAGATGTTGAGGAATCGATGCATCATTATGAACAATACAATCAAAACGAGGATGATATGAACTTAGAAGAATTGTTGAATGAAATTAAAATGGAAATCGATCTCGACATCGAAGATGAAGAAATCGAAAAAGCTCTTTTAGAAGTTATCCCGACTATTAAAGTTATGGATGACGAAGAAGATGAAGAAGACAGTGAAGGCGAAGAAATGAATCTTGAAGATGACGAAGAGGACAGCGAAGGCGAAGCTTTTGAACTGCCAGATCTTCCTGATCTTAAGATGCCTGAAAAAGAAGATGGCGATGAAGAGAAAAAGACTGAAGAGTCTTATGCCATTAACGAAGGTCTTCTTGAGTTTGAATTACAAAGATTAAGAAAAAATAGATCTAATGATAGCAAGAATGTGACAAGAACATTAAACGAGTCACGTTATCAGAAAAAAATTCTCGAAGAGAAGCGCAATAATCACTTACTCAGAGGAAAGCTGGAAGAATACAGAGGTGCTGTTGAAGACCTTCGTGATCAGCTAAACGAGATGAATCTGTTTAATGCAAAACTACTTTATGTAAATAAGCTTTTACAAACAAAAGGCTTGGACTCTTCTCAGAAGAAATCCATCATCGAGTCTATTGATAACGCAGAAAGCTTGCGTGAGGTTAAACTGGTATACAAAACACTTTCGGAGTCAGTATCTAGAAATACTGGCACGCTCAATGAATCAAAAATTAGAAAACTTGCAGGATCTTCTTCAAGACCAACAAGATCAGGTGGAACTTTAATTACTGAGTCTTCTGCTTCTGGTCAAGTTGATCGATGGGCAAGATTAGCAGGTTTGAAATAAGCTGACATAATAACATATTCGGAGGAAAAATGTCAAACTTTACTTTACAACAGTTAACCGAAGGTATCCGTGATCGTCACGTTGGTGCTGAAGGTCGACGTTTAGTCGAAAAATGGTCTCGTACCGGTCTTTTAAGAGGCTTGGACGGACAAAAGCGTGAAAACATGTCACGTTTGTTAGAAAACCAAGCTGCACAAGTTCTTCGTGAGGCTAATACTTTAGGATCCGGTGGCTCTGCTTCTGGTGATATTCGCGGTTTTACTAACATTGCTTTCCCAATCGTACGTCGTGTATTCGGTGGATTGGTTGCTAACGATTTGGTATCTGTACAACCTATGTCTTTACCTTCAGGTCTTTTGTTTTACTTAGACTACACATACGGGTCAAGTGTCGGAGCTGACGGAATAGCTACAAACTCAGTTTACCCAGAAGGCCAGTCAATTTATAATGCACCTACAGGTAAGGGAATTCGTAGTGGATCTTTGGCAGTTGGTGGTCAATACGACTTGGCAGGATCTGGTTTCTCTAAGGTTCACGGAAATGTAGACGTTGATAACGGTTTAATCGTTGCATCTGGTTCTTTTAATGTTTCTTCAGCTGCAAATACCTTGACAGCAGATATGGTTGTTTCTACTTCTGGTTCAGATGCACGTTTCTTGCAATTCGACCCACAGATCCTTCAACAAATTGAAGACGGAACTCAAGACTACCAATTCGTAGTTGTAGACTTGACTTTGGCTGGTTTTGCTGATGCTGATTTGACAATGGTTAAAGATTTTGCTCTTCACAGTCCTACTGATTCAAATATTCCTGATGTTGGTGAAACTGTTCAAGGCGGAAAAGGAATTAAAAACGTCAGACGTCTTAATCAGTTAGGTACAGAAGCAGGTGGTGTCTTTACACCAAACCCAATGGTTACTAACACTACAGGAAATAGAGCAGTCTTAATGGTTGTTGCTGCAGATGCTGGAGCTCTTGACTTTACAGATGCTGAAGTTTCTTATGTAAAATCTGCAACTCTTGATAACACGAATGCAGACGGTACTTCTTTGGTGGTTCCTGCATTTGAATCTAACATGGCAGCTAGCGGCGGAAGCATCTCTCCAGTTATTCCGGAAATTGACATTAAGGTTGAGGCAATTTCAGTTACTGCAGACACACGTAAGTTAAGAGCTCGTTGGTCTCCAGAATTGGCACAAGATCTCAATGCTTATCACTCAATGGATGCTGAAGTTGAATTGACTCAGATCTTGTCAGAGCAAATTGCATTGGAGATCGATCGTGAAATCTTGAATGACTTGGTTACTCAAGCACGTGGTGCTAACTTCTTCTGGTCACGTTCACCTGGTAAATTTGTTAACAAGCGTACTGGTGCAGCAATTGAAAGAGGAAATACATTACAAGCTGGTCCAGCATTTACTGGTACAGTTCGTGAATGGTACGAGACTCTTGTTGAAACCATTATCGACGTTGCAAACGAAATTCACAGAAAGACTTTGCGTGGTTCTGCTAACTTTATCGTTACTTCTCCTGAAGTTGCTACAATCTTCGAGGCTTCTGTATTGTACAAGCCTTCGATGAAATTGGACGGTCAAGGTCAAGTTGGTGCTCCTTTCCAATTAGGTGCACAATCAGTTGGATCTCTTTCTAACCGATTCACGGTTTACAAGGATCCTTATTTCCCACGTAACAAGCTGTTGGTAGGTTACAAAGGTGGTTCATACTTGGAAACAGGTTATGTTTACGCTCCTTATGTACC